AAGATACAAGAAAATGCGGATTCTTTTTTCCCGACTATCAAAATAAGTTAGGATTCATTGATGAAGAAGGAAATTCTGATAGAGAAAAGGCTCGTATTCACGAACAGGCAATAAGAGATTCTATTGCTAGGAAATCTAAGGATAAGTCTGCATTGATATCTAGGATGATAGAACATCCTTTTGGTCCTTCGGAAAGTCTTTATCTTTCTGTCACCAATAGATTTCCTATAGTGGATTTAAAGCATAGATTAGGATATTTAGAGGCTAATGAAAAGATAAAAGGGGCAGATTATATAGGAAACCTTCTGATAAATGAGGGAGGAAAGATAACCTGGAAAGAAGATCCAAAATTATATCCAATAGTAGATTTTCCTTTAAGAGTAAATCAAGCCTCAGATGGATGTGTGGTCATATATAATATGCCCTACACCAATGAAGAAGGAAAGGTTCCTTATGGGATGTATCTTGGTGGAATCGATCCATACGATCACGATAGCTCCCAAACATCTTCTTTAGGATCAACACTTATTTATGATAAGATAAATAAAACCATCGTTGCTGAATATACAGGAAGACCTAATACGGCAAAAGAATACTATGAAAATGCAAGAAGGTTACTTCTTTTCTATAATTGCCAAGCCCTATACGAAAATGAGAAGAAGGGAATCTTCGACTATTTTGAAAGCAAGTTTTGTCTTTATCTCTTAGCTGATGAACCGGAGATTATAAAGGACATAATAAGAGATTCCAGGGTAAACAGGTATAAGGGAATGCATATGACAAAGGGATTAAAGGAATATGGAGAGGAACTTATTTACAATTTTTTAATAGAAGATAGGGGTGATGGAACCATGAATCTTCAAAAAATTCGTTCTATTCCTTTACTTAAAGAACTTATTGCTTATAGAGAAGATTTGAATGCGGACAGGGTGATGGCGTTGATTTGTGTACTATATCACGAAGCCGAGACAAGAAAGCAGATAGTTAAGAAAGTTGAAGAACCAAAGACGATTCTAGATGATCCTTTTTGGAAAAGAAATCTATTTAAAAAGCAGAATTTAGATAAAAGGATTTTTGAATCAAATAACTTTTGATATGTATAATGAATAGAATATGTAGTAAATGTAAGGAAGAAAAATTTATAGAAAAGTTCTATATTGTAAGCGGGTATTTTAGTAGGCAATGTAAAAAATGCAAAATAGAACAAGCTGGAAAGTATAGGATAAAAAATAAGGATGGGATAAATGCTCGAAACAAAAAATGGAGAAAGAAAAACCCAAATAAAATAAAAAAATATCGTCAAAATTATAAAGAAAAATATCCAAATTACAGTAAAGAGTATCAAAAAAAGATAAAGGGAACGGGAAAAAGAAAAGAAAGAAGTAGAAGATATTATCTCAAACATAAAAAGAGAATAATGAAATGTGTTATAAGATATAGAAAAGAGAGATTAAAAAAAGATATTGCGTTTAAAATATTATCGAATCTAAGAAGTAGACTGTATAAAGCGATTAAAGGAAACTTAAAATCTAAAAAAACATTATATCTACTGGGATGTAGTTCCGAAGTTTTGAAATATTATATTGAAAGTCAATTTCAAACAGGTATGACTTGGTATAACTATGCAAGTTATTGGGAAATAGATCATATAATTCCTTGTAGCAAGTTTGATTTTTCTGATGCGGAACAACAAAACAAGTGTTTCCATTATTCTAATTTGCAACCTCTAACTATAGAAGAAAATAGAAAAAAAGGAAATAGAATTATAAAAGAAATAACTTAAATATAAAAATGATAGAATTAAACAACACCCCACAAGGAGGATTGCCCCGGCAGAAACTCTCTAAGAATAGGAAAACAGAAAAGTGGAGAAAAGAATGTGTGGAAGCAGGAATTAGGTTGATAACATTAGATGCAACTTCAAGAAGGTCATCTCGACAGGATAAAATTAGAAATTATTCTCTCTATAATGGACATTTTGATAAAGCGGATATGGAGACAGAATTGCAGCCATTGAAAACTGAGAATTTGAGTTTTCCTGCTAATATTCAGTATAGAGACATTGCATCACCTATTTTCAATTTGCTGTTCGGAGAGGAGTCCAAAAGGGGCTTAAACTTCATTATACGGGCCATCAATGAAGATGCTATTTCAGAGAAGGAAACATTCATGAAAGATACTATGCTTTCTTTTCTATATCAATCTTTATCTCAAGAACAGACAGAAGGTCAAGAACAACAAACTCCAGAGCAGGTACAAAAGTATTTCACTTATGAGTATCAAGATGTAAGAGAAACACTTGCTAGTAATATACTTAACTATCTAAAAAGACAACTTAACATAGAATCTATCTTTCAAAAAGGTTGGGAAGATGCTCTATTAGCAGGAGAAGAACTTTATGAAGTAGCCGAAGTATCGGGGGAACCTATTGCAAAACGACTTAATCCTGTAAACGTTTACTATTATCTTACTCCTGATTCAGATATAATAGATGATGCGGATATAATTGCTATAGAGGAATATTTGCCTATTGGCAAGGTAATAGATAATTTCTATGAAGATTTAACTCCTAAACAAGTAGATGATATAGAAGGACTAAAAGGAGATAAACTTCCTTTTGAGCAGCAGTTTTTCAGGTTACCTGAAAAGGATTATGTTAAAATTGAAGATGAGTTGCCAAAATCTACAAGATCTGGTTATTTAGATGAAAGTGGAAATATAAGAGTAATAAAAGTTATTTGGAAGTCAAGGCAAAAAATAGGATTTCTAACCTATTTAGACGAAAACGGTGAACAACAGGAAACGATAGTTAGTGAAGAATTTAAGGAACAAAAGGATAATCCGGATGAACAGGTTATCTGGAAATGGAGAAATCAGTATTGGGAAGGTACTAAGATAGGTCAGGATATTTATATTAATATGAGGCCTAAAACTCAACAATTCAGAAGGATGGATAATCTTTCCGCTTGTAGTTCGGGAATAATAGGCACTGTATATAATGCTAACAACTCCAGAGCAACATCTCTTATGGATAGGTTAATTCCTTGGATATATCTCTATGTAACTATTTGGTATAGGACAGAGTTACTAATAGCCGCTAATCAAGGAAAGATAGCACTTATTGACCTTGCTCTTATTCCTAAAGGGTGGGAAGTAGATAAGTGGTTATACTATGCAAGTATAATGAAGTTTGGTTTTGTAGATAGTTTTAACGAAGGAAATCAAGGACAGGCAACAGGAAAGCTAGCGGGAAATATTTCTACTACTCAAAACAAGTCGCTTGATTTAGAAACTGGTACCGCTATTCAAGGACACATATCTTTGCTTGAATATGTAGAGGACAAACTTCATGAACTCTCTGGAGTTACCAAACAGAGAAAAGGGGCTATAGCAGAAAGAGAAGCTGTAGGTAACGTAGAAAGAACTATTGTTCAATCTAGCCATATTACTGAAAAGTGGTTTCAAGTTCATAATTGGACAAAGCAAAGAGTTTTAGAAGGACTTATTGAGGTAGCAAAGGATACTTGGTCTGGTGATACTAAAAAGTTACAATATGTGTCAGATGATATGTCCACTGTCTTTTTCTCTATAGATGGAAACGAATTTATCAATTCAGAATTTGGAGTCTTTGTAACTAATGCTTCTAAAGATCAAGAAGCTTTGCAAGCGCTTAAGCAGCTCACTCAAGCAGCACTTCAAAATGATAAGATTTCATTTTCCAATGTTATAGATCTTTATCTTAATGAATCTCTTTCTGGAATCAAGAATAAGTTAAGAGCTGCTGAGGTAGAAAGAAATCAAGAGATACAAGCACAACAGACTCAACAGCTTAAATCTAATGAAAATGTTACTCAAGCCCAGATAGAGGCAAGAGAACGAGAACTTGATAGGGAAGATACTAACCAAGAACTTGATAGAAGAAATAAGATAGATGTGGCACTTATTCAAGCTCACTCAAGAAAAGGTTCCGAAGAAGAAGGGGAACCTATAAAGGATAGAGGAGACGAAAAGATGTCTCTTGAAAGGGAAAAAATAAAGAATAAACAAAATATTGAAGAACAGAAACTTCGTATTCTGAGAGATAAGCAGAAAGAAGACTCTAGGTTAAAAGAGAAACAAATTGCTCTTAACAGTAAGAATAAGGCGAAGAAGACAAAACGATAATTTTAAATATTATTATTTCTTAAAACAATAATTAAAAATATTATCCTTAAAACTAAAAATATTATTCAAAATATTAGGAAAATCGATTTCTTTTTTGTATCTTGTGCCCGGTTATTAGTGGAAAGGTAAATAATGGATAAAAAGAAGTATTTGAGAGAAGTCTCTGAATCAATATCCGATATAGAGCTTAGTAAGGATGAACTTAGAAAGAAACTCCTTGGCAATTGTTACAAACCGGTTCCTTATAAAAGAGAACTTCATCTTTCTCTAAAGTATGGGTTAAGTATAGACGATTACTATGAATTGCTTTACAAACAAGAGGGAAAATGTTTAATTTGTGGAATACATGAGAGTCAGCTAAAAAGAAGTCTTTCGGTAGATCATAACCACTTAACTGGAAAAGTAAGAGGACTAATTTGTACTAATTGCAATACAGGACTTGGATGTTTTAAAGATAATACACAATTATTAGGAGCATCTATTAAATATTTAGAAAAAACTTAAAAGGATACACAAATTATGGATATAGGAGAAGGAATACAAGGCTTAGACATAAGCGTATTAAACAAAGACAAGGAAGATTTTGATACTCCTGAACCCTTATTGGGATTAGGGATAAGGGCTGGAATACCTACAGAGGAAGATCTTTTTAAAGGAGATAGGAAAGAAGGAAAGGTAAAATCTAAAAAACCTAAAGAAGGGGAACCTGAAGAGGAAGAAGAGGAACCAGAAAATCCCGAAGGCAAAGAAGGTAAGCAAGTTAAGAAAGCTGAAGACGAAGAGGAGGAAGCAGAAGAAGAGGAACCAGAAAATCCCGAAGGCAAAGAAGGTAAGCAAGTTAAGAAAGAAGAAGAAGAAGAAGAGGAAGAAGAGGAAGTTTCTCCAATTCGTATCTTTGCAGAAACTCTTAAATCACAAGGAACAATAGAAGATATTCCCGAAGACTTTGAAGAAAGTTCTGAAGGTATTCATAAACTTATAGATGCGGAAATAGAAAGTCGTAAGCAAAAATGGGTAGATGAACTTCCGGAAGATGTAAAATACTTTGTAGATAATTGGAAAAAGGGAACACCTCTTTCTGATTTAGTTTCTTTAGAAGCTTCTATAGAAAGCTATGAAAAGATAGATAAAGATGGCATAAAAGAAAATGAACCTCTTCAAAAGTCTTTAATAAGAGATTATCTCGTAAGAAACGGCTGGGACGAAAAGGACGTAAAAGAAGAAATTGAAGAAAACTTAAGTTCAGGAACTTTGGAAACTAAAGCAAAAAGATATTTATCTGCTTTAGTAAAGGATGAGAAAGAAGAAAGAAAAGCTTTTGTAGAGCAAAATAATGAAGCTCAAAGAGAAAGAGTAGAGTACTATAGACAACAGGTAGATAACTTAAGAAAAACTCTAAAGGATAAAAAAGAAATAATTCCTGGTATTCAACTTACAGATAGGGATAGAAAAGTAGTATTTGATGGTGTTACTAAATTCGATAAAGAAGGAAAGAATGCCATAATGAGATACCGACAGAAAAATCCCGAATTTGATTTAGTAACTTCTTATTTGGCTCTTGTTTTAAACAATGATTTTTCAAAAGTAGACCGGGCAGCTGTTACCAAAAATACAAGGAAGATTAAAAGTAAGATGGAGGGAACTTCTAACAAAAAAGACACTCTTAAGGGTGTAGATATAAACATAATGAGGAAGGCATTGGAACAATTCTAACAAACCAATAATACGATAGAGAGGCCTCTATCAAATAACTAAAAGATGGCACAAACAATTAATACTTTACAAGTTTATCAAGGAAAAGACTGGTCAGGTTTAACTACCGATAATCACCTGGGAACAATTTTTCAGGAACAGCCTTACCTCGCTTCAAGCGTTATGAGTCGTGTATTTGGACAATATAACCAAATGGGACTTGACGCTATTATGAATTATGTAGGAGCAGAGGAAGAGTTTCCTGATGACAGAGATTTTGAATGGTATCTCAAGGGAGATGACGAAAAATCAATTCCGGTAGTTTCCTATTCATCTTCTGATACAAACAGACCTGGTGTAAATAATAGTTCTTTTACTATTACCTTTCCTGAGAAATGGTTTTCTTATAGAGATAAGTTAATTTCTGATAACAGAGATTATTCTGTAAGAGTAATGAGTGAACCGGAAGCATCTGGCACTGATTGGGTATATACTGTAGAGTTGATGACTGGTGACCCAGCTTTGTTTATGCCTGTTAGCCTATTAGCTGCCAACGCTGAGTTTTCTAAAGAATACTCCCCTGTGTCTAAAACTCTTTCTAAAGGGGGCGGGGTAACAAGTTATACCTCTCCTTTTAAGATGAGGAACAGCTTTAGTGCTTTTAGGAAGCAAGATGTCATTCCTGGGAACATGATTAATCGTCCTTTGGTTATTGACATGATAGACCCGGCTTCTAATAAGAAAACTAAAATCTGGACACAATATGCTGATTGGGCTTTTTTGTCTCAATGGTATCAGGAAAAAAATAGAAATCTGATGTTTTCAACATCTAATAAGACCTCTCAAGGTACTTATAAGATGAAAGATGATTCAGGTTTTGAAATTAAAGAAGGTTCGGGAATACGAGAGCAGATAGCTCCCGCCTATAGATTTAGCTACACTTCTTTTACTATAGCCTGGTTAGAAGATGTTTTGTTAAATCTTTCAATAAATATTTTACCTGAAGATAGCAGACACTTTGTAGCTTTAACAGGTGAACGTGGGATGGTTCAATTTCACCGAGCACTTGAAAGCGAAGTTGCACGTTTCCAGCCCCTTGACTCAAAACGAGTTAGTGGGTCAGGTCAAAATTTAGGTTTTCAAGGACAATATAGAGAATATATGGGTCCTCAAGGAGTTAAGTTTACTCTCTTGCATCTACCTGAATATGATAATGCTGTGACTAATAGGATTCCTCATCCTGATGGTGGGATGACTGAAAACTATCGTTATACAATTTTAAACTTTGGTACAAGTGGTGGAAAGAAAAATATACGAAGAGTATATCCTAAAGGAGAACGAGAAAAACTATGGCATATACCAGGTTCATGTTCACCTTTTGGACCTAATACAAGTTTTAGAACTCAAGCTGCAAGTGCTGTAGATGGTTATGAGATTTACGCTATGGCGAAACAGGGAGTTATAGTGGAGAATCCCTTGTCATGTGGCGAGCTCATATATAGTGCGACCAGTTAATGCTGTATCAAAATATTTGTGGTATTTACAAAATTACAAGCCCAACAAATAAAATTTATATTGGGCAGTCTTATAACATAAGAGGAAGATATATAAGATATAAGAAGTTAAGTTGTATAAAACAATCAAGACTTTACAACTCTTTAAAAAAATATGGTTGGAAGTCTCACAAGTTTGAAGTATTAGAAGAGGCCTTAAAAGAGGAGTTAAACGAACTTGAAATAAAATACATAAACAAGTATAATTCTACAGATAGAAATTTTGGATTAAATCTTAACAGTGGTGGTTTCAATGGAAATCATTCTGAAGAAACAAAAGATAAAATGAGGCAAAAAGCTATTGGAAGAAAGGCATCTTTAGAGACAAGAAAAAAAATGTCCCTTGCTGGAAAAGGAAGAAAGAAATCTGAGGCGTGGAAAAGAAAAATTGGATTGTTATCTAAAAATAGAGTGGAAGTTTATACAAAAATAGGAAAAACAGTAGTAAAGTTTAAGAGTATGACTGATGCTGGAAAAATATCAAGTTATTCTAGAACTATGATAGGCAAATTAGTTAAACAAGGCACTAAAGATTCCAGATACGGATATATCTGGAAAAAAGTAGAATAACATAAATTAATGGAAGGTAATAAATTATGGAAAAAGGAAACAAAGAAGTAGGAATTTTGGAACGGGAAGTGGTTCCAAAGAAAGTAAGTATAAAACAGATTAGACGAAGTGGACTTCCGGTTCCGGAAGATCACGATGGAGCATACCGATTTACTGGGGCTTCAGAGTTTTTATGTCCACAGTTTAAAAGAGGTACAAAAGAATTAGTAACAGGGTTAACCCCTAAACAGGAAAGGGACCTTGAGAAGAAGTTGAACCTTCCCGGTGTATCCGAAAAACTTCCTCAAGGCACTCTTTCCCGATATAATATGGAGTTCTGGGGAAAATTTAAGATAGAAATACCTAAAGGTGGAAGGGTGTTCAATCTTGAAGAAAATCCTTGGGATGAACTTTCTTGGAGAGTTTTATGTGCCCACCAAGAAGTTGCAAAAGACGAAGACGAGAGATTGATAAATGGTTTTGCAAGATACTTGCTGGCTTCTGAAGAGGAAGAAGCGGTTTCCGCTAATAAGAAATTTAGTGTTAAGAAAACCGCCTATTCAAAATACGGAAACTTAAGTTCTGAAGAACAAAAGGATTTCTTAAGAGTATGGTCTCATACTCATAAGACAGGTAATGTAACCGTTAACGAAAATACAAAAGCTTCTATGATAGAAGCTGCAATAGGACAAATAATTGAAGAGGAACCACAAGAGTTCCTGGATTTATTGCAAAGTGAAAACTACAAGACAAGGGTTTTCTTTAAAAAGTGCCTTGATAAAGGGCTCATAAACAAAGGTAGAGGTAATAAATACACTCTTCCTGGAGGAGATATCTTAGGATATACTTTAGAAGATACCGTAGATTTTCTTGCAAATCCAACAAATCAAGAAGTAGTATTAAGCTTAAAGGCAAGGTTAGAAGCAGGTAAATAAAAATTAAGAATGGCTGTAAAAACATCAAATACAAAAGCAAATATTTCAGATAGGAGAAAAGGCGTAGATAGAAATAACTTTCTCTTGGCGCAAGATTTAAGCTGGCTTCGTGTGGGAAAACTTGAAGTAGATGAATACATCATTCCTTCTGCTACTGGAGGTACGTCTTTAGTTATTAGAAATGAAGACGGAGGTGCTACTGCTAATATGTTAGACTTTAGAACTGTAAGTGCTACTCCAGCTGATGGGGACGAGATGAGGCTTAGGTTTTTTAGTCAAGATGATACAGGTGTTTCTGTTGAGGCAGGACGAATAGCATTTGTAACAAATGATGTTACTGCAGCTACTATGGATTCCTCTTTTGAGATATCTGTTATGTCAGCAGGTGTCTTAACAAGAGTACTTGATGTTAATTCCAGCGCTGCTGGAACAGTAACTTCTACTTATGAATCAGGAGATATTGTTCTTAATGATAACGTATCTCTTCAACTGGGAACTGCGGGTGCTGAATCTGATTTATCTTCTAATGGAACAAATAGTATTTGGACACTATCAAGTGGAGCTTTAAATATAACCGGTACAGGTTCTTTAACTGGTGATCGTGTTTTAATAAGTGCAGGAGCAGGAATTCTTACTACTACTGGAGATGTTTTAAGCCTTACTGCTAATAGTGCAACTACTTCAACAGGTCTGTTGAGGGCAAGTGGTACTGGGTTAACTGATGGCTGGGTATCACAATTAACTGGAGGAGGAGCTAACGCTACTGCTCTTGGGGGTGTCCTAGACATAGTTGCTGGTCTTTCCACTTTAGGTTCTGCTGTGAGAGTTGTCTCTACTGGAGCGGCTACTTCTACTACTGTTGGACATCTTTTACAATTACAAGATGATAGTAACGCTCTCGGTATTGGTATTTTTGCAACCCTTGATGGTATTACTAGTGGAGAAGGCTTTTTAATAACTCATGCTGGTTCTGCAATAATTGATGGAGGATCATTATTTAGATTAACTGACTCCGGAATTAATACTGGAGGGACAACCAATGCTGCTACTTTTGATATTCAATCAAGTGGGCAGTTAGCAGGCGTTGTTGCCGGAATTGACTCTATTGTAACTACCGGAGCAGCTTTAGAGGTAAGTACTTCAGGTATTTATACAGGTTCAGTAGGTGTTGTTGATATTAACGCTGCTGCAGCCACTACAGGTGATATTGTAGTAATAGGTGGCACAGGACTTACAGAAGGAAGTGCTTTAAGAATAAATGCTACTACAGCAACTCTTACTACTGGATTTTATATTGAATGTAATGATGGTGCTGCGAGTGATTTTACTGTTGGAGATGATGGAGCTGTGACTATAGCAGGAGGTGCTGGAACAACCGCACTTGGCATAACAGCAGGTAACATAGTTATTACTACAGGAAGTATTAATCTTACTGCAGGTAATGGTTCAATTACTAGAGCCGATGCAGGAGCTGCCTTAACACTTTCAAGAACTGAAGATGTTGCAAGTGTGCAAGTTGCTGTTTTTGAAGGAAATAGAGCTACTCCTGCGGATAATGACAATGCTTATATAAGCTTTCAATTATCCGATTCTGCTGGTAATCAAGATGAAAGTGCAAGGATTTTATGGAGAGCAACAACGGTTGCTGAGGGAGGTACCCAAGATTCAGATGTTGTTTTTTCAACAGTTTTCAACGGAGTTTTAACTGACATGTTGACTCTTGATGGAAGTGTGAGTGAACTTGTTCCTAATGTAGTAATAAACTCTGGAGCTGCTATTACAGGAACAGTTCTTACAGGAAATACTTCTGTTTCAACACCCACTTTAACGGCAGCGGCTGGACAAACTCTCACGGCAACTAGTCTAACTTTTTCACAAAGTGTTCCAACAGTAGGAACAGGCTTTGATGGTGCTTTAGTAGATGTATGGGCTCCTTTTGGAAGACATGGTGCTGCAGGACCTTATATTAACGAATTTATATTTGATTTAACTAATTTAGTTAATTCTACTACAGCAAACGACATCATTGGGGAAACCGCAACAGCAAATTGTCATTTTGGGCAAATAACAGCGGCTATTCACGGAACGGTACAAGCAATAGAAATAGTTTGTTTAGAAACTCCGACTGGTGGAGATCCTGATATTAATGTTTATAGTGCTGTTGAAGCTACCGGTACAGAAAATGATTTGATAACAGATTTAACTGAAACTCTTTTACTTGACCGTGGGGCTTCGTGGGCTAATGGAGATGTAAGAGGAACAACAGGTGTCCCTGCTGCAAATGAATATCTTTATTTAGCAGTTGGAAGTGCCGGAGGCGCTCCCGGAACATATACCGCAGGTAAGTTTAAAGTAAGAATTTACGGAACATAATAAAAAATTAAAGTAGAATAAGATGGCAGTTTCAATGGTAACTACGGCTTCGGGTGGTTTTAACGTGGAAGGAGTGGTTTTCGATTCTGGAGTAATGGACCTTAATGGTGTTGCTGATGCGATAGTGTTGGATGCTGATGGTGACACTAGTATTTCTGCACCCACAGATGATACGATAGACATAGAAATAAATGGAGCGGACGATTTTTCCATTACCTCAAATGCTCTGAATATTCTTGCTGGCAGCAGGATAACAGGAGCAGGTTCAACAGTAGTTCCCTTTGTACCGGAAGCTGCACAGCAAAATCTTTCTGGGGCAGGGGCCATAAATATTACAACGCATTACACCGCATTTACTTCAACAGGAGCTGGAAATGCATTAACACTTGCAGATGGTACCATGAGAGGACAATTAAAGTTCATTTGTCATGTAGTAGATGGTGGTTCAGGAGTTTTAACTCCAACAAATTTAGCAGGTGGAACAACTATAACGTTTACAACAGTAGGAGAATCTGCTTTATTAGAGTTTAATGGCACCGATTGGGTTGCACTTATGCTCTGGAATCCGGCCACTCCCGGAGTGCCTCCGATTCTTGCTTGAGTTTTTATAACTATGGCTAAATTGTTGGATTTAAGGGGTAAAAAATTTGGTAACCTAACTGTAAAAGAACTTACAGAAGAAAAAGACAAACGTGGTTATCGAATTTGGGAATGTATATGTGATTGCGGAAAAAATTGCAAATTTTCATCAGCACAACTTCTAAGAGAAAAAAATAAATATTGTGGTTATGGTTGTTTTACAAAGATAAACAACTTGAAGGGAAAGAGATTTGGTAGATTATTAGTAAAAGAGTTACATCCAGAAAGAAGCAATCAGTTTAGGGCAAGATGGATTTGTAAATGTGATTGCGGAAATAATATAACGGTAGTAGGAAAATATCTTTCAATAGGACATACCCGAAGTTGTGGATGTCTTAAAATAGACTTATCAAAAGAAAGATGTGGTGAAAAGAGTTCTAATTGGAAGGGTGGAAAAGATATTAAAGGTTCCGAGGCATGGGCTAACGTAAAAATATCTAGCATGCGAAGTAGTTCAAAAAGATATGGTTACACAGGTCCTTCTATAAATACTAAGGCGGAAGAAGTTATAAGATTATTTTTAGAATCTAATAAAAAATGCAATATTTGTAAAAAAGATGTTGATAGTGATGGTAGTAGAATGTGTGTAGATCACGATCATTTAACAGGAAAAATTAGAGGGGTTCTTTGTAGCAAGTGTAATATAGGATTAGGAAGTTTTGAAGATTCAATAGAAGTTTTGGAAAAGGCAATAAAATATTTAAAGGAAACGAAACCTCAATCTACTGATGTAGAAATTTATGACGAGGAAGTAACAAAAGAATTTATTAACAATTAAAAAGGAAGGGAATAAAAAATGAAAGTATTAGAAAAAGAAAAAGAAGGTAAAGAAAAAGATAATGGAACTTTAGAAGTGGTAACTTCTGCAGAATTTCAAATTACAAAAAACGATATTACAAACCTGAAAATAGTATTCGACTTAGCGATTCAGGCATCAACAAAAGACCGACAAGGATTAGCTTCAATAATAACCTTTGAAAATTCGCTGGTTGAAAAGTTAAAAAATTTTTTAAGTAAAGATAACAAGTAACAAAAACTAAATAACATGTTTAAATCAGATTATCCAGTTAACCTTTTAATAGGAGAAGATATAGCAAGGACAGCGAGTGTCGTAGTTAATGATCGTTCCTCTGCCTCGTATCTGGCAGATGGAGAGATAGTAGTATTAGACAGTACCGATGCT